CAAGATAAATATGTTTGATCCAAAACATATATCTGCACTTTTGTGTTATTATACTAAAATTAAAGAAGATAAGTATGATAATTTTACAGACGATTTTCATTGGTTATTAGAAGATTTAGAAATTTATGTAGATAGAGCTTTGGAAGAAAAATACCCTATGTATTATGACTTGCTTATTTACAAAATTGATGGAATGAAAAATATTGATATTCAGAAAAAATTATATGAAGATTATGGAATTAAGCATTCAGTTGAGTATATTTCAGCTTTGTGGAGAAATAAAATACCTAAATTAATTGCAGAACAAGCGGAAAATGATTGGCTTATTTGGTATTACACAATGATTGAAAAAGGAAATTGGAAAAAATGTAATTGCTGTGGACAAATTAAGTTAGCCAATAATAGATTCTTTTCAAAAAATAGTACAAGCAAGGATGGTTTTTATAGTATTTGTAAAGAATGTAGAAACAAAAAATATAAAGAAAACCAACAAAAGAAAAAGGAAAAGAAATAAGGAGGGATGATTTTTGGCTGAACAAAGATATTGTCCTAAATGCCGTAGAACTATGGCAGATACAAATTTTTATACTTATAAAAATAAAGAAAAGGCGGAGTTGTGTAAAGCTTGCATGACGATGCATATTAACAACTGGGAGCCGGATACATTTCTTTGGCTTTTGGAAAAATTTGATGTGCCCTGGATTGAATCAGAGTGGAATGTATTAAGAGATAGAGCTTATCAAAAAGACCCTCATAAAATGAATGGTATGAGTGTTTTTGGTAAATACTTATCTAAAATGAAGCTTAAGCAATGGATGAATTTTGGATGGGCGGATACTGAAAGATTAAAAGCTTTAGCAGACGAGAAGCGGGAGGCGGCAAGCAATGGCTCTGATGTCGGTATCTCTGAAGATATGATTGAAGAGATGCGGAAGGCGCTTGAAAATGGAGAGATTACCGAAGCTCAATTTCAAACGTATGCTGCTATTAATGAACCTGAACCTGCTTATGAGCCTGCGGAGACCCATGCCCCTGAATCTAATTCGCCTTATCCAGTGAATGGAGATTTCGTTCAAGTTGATATTCCGGATGTAGGAGCAGATTTAACAGAAGAAGATAAAATCTATCTTGCTATGAAATGGGGTAGATTGTATAGAGCGGATGAATGGGTTGAATTAGAGAAAAAGTATGAAGAATTTATGAATTCATTCGATATCCAAGGAGCTGCTCGTATAGATACTTTAAAGATGATTTGCAAAACTTCTTTAAAAATGAATCAAGCTATCGATGCGGGAGATGTTGATTCATATCAAAAACTATCTAGAGTCTATGATGCTATGCTAAAATCTGCAAGATTTACAGAAGCCCAAATTAAAAAGGATGGAGATACCGACTTTTTGAGTTCGGTAGGTGAGATGGTTGCCTATTGTGAAGAGCATGGAGGGCAGATAGAAAAGTTTCAAATTAAAGAAGATAGAGATGCTGCTGATACGGTTCTTAGAGATAATAAGTCTTATCTTCGCAGTTTGGTTTATGAAGATAAAGCATTAGCGCAAGAGATAGAACAATATTTGAAAAATAAAGAAATTGCTGAACAGATGAAACGTGATAAAGAAGAAGCTAAAGCAAAAGGTTTAGATCAAAGAGAATTAACTGATGAAGATTATATTGAATATGCAGAAATGATTGAAGATCGAAAAGCAGAGGACATTAAAATAGAACAGAAAGGCGGTGCGCCAGATAATGAGTCTACAGAGTCTTCTTGATTTATCAGTAAGTAGAGAAAATCATAAAACTGAGTTATCTGAAGAACGATTAGCAGCTCAGATTGAGCCTCTACGAAATATGATTTCATTTTTTAGAGAATATCCTGACCTTTTAGTTGATTTTATGAAAGGTCCAGATAGTACGTTTGAATTTTATTTTTACCAAAGAGTATTTTTGCGGGCGGTGATGCGTCATAGATATGTTTACGCTACTTTCCCTCGTGCGTATTCCAAATCATTCCTGTCTATGATGGCATTAATGCTAAGATGTGTACTTTATCCGAACAGTCATTTGTTCGTTACGACAGGTGGTAAAGAACAAGCAGCTAGTATCACGATTGCAAAGATCGAGGAAATTTGTAAATTAATTCCTGCACTTAACAATGAAATTAATTGGGATCGTGGTGTATCTAAAAAATCTAAAGATGACGTTAATTATGTTTTTAAAAATGGCTCTAGTATAGATATACTTGCAGCCAGACAAAGCTCCAGAGGACAAAGACGTACTGGTGGACTTATGGAGGAGTGTGTTCTTATTGATGGAGATATTCTTAATGAAGTAATTATTCCTACTACAAACGTAGACAGATTATTACCAGATGGAACTAGACATAAAGAAGAGGTTGTAAATAAGAGTCAGATATATATTACTACTGCGGGTTGGAAAGATTCATTCGCATACGACAAATTGATTGAGCTATTGATTCAGAGTTTAATTGAACCTAATGAAGCTATGATATTAGGTGGAACTTATGATACTCCAGTTGCGGAAGGTCTTTTAAATGAAGATTTTGTAGATCAGTTAAAAATATCTGGTACTTATAATGATGAATCTTTTGATCGAGAATACCGAAGTATTTGGTCAGGTGATGTAGAGAATGCGTTTTATTCAGCTGCAAAATTTGACGCTCATAGGTCATTACAATTACCAGAATATGAATTTAGCGGGAGGTCATCCGCTAAAGCTTATTATGTAATAGGTGTCGATGTAGGTAGATTTAAATGTACGACTGAGGCATTAGTGTTTAAAGTGACTCCTCAGCCTCAAGGAGCTGCACTTAAATCTTTAGTAAATATATATACTCTTGAAGCAGAAGATTTTGAAGAACAAGCAATTAAATTAAAACAATTATATTATAGATACAAAGCGCGTATTCTTGCTATAGATGCGAATGGTGTTGGTGCGGGTTTGGTTGATTTTATGACAAAAACTCAAGTTGATCCGGAAACAGGAGAGGATTTAATTCCTTTTGGCGTTGAAGGCGGTACTAATGAAGAGGTTATAAATCAGTATAGAAAAGTACATGGCCCAGGAGTTGAAGAAGATGCTATGTATTTAATCAAGGCTAATGCACCAATAAATACAGAAATGTATAGTTATGCGAAAACCCAAATGTTAAGTGGCAAGATTAGATTTTTAATAGATGAAGCAGCAGCTAAAACAAAATTAATGAGTACCAAAAAAGGTCAAGCTATGACGCCGGATGAGAGAAATGAAAAATTAAAACCTTATATACTTACTACTATATTAAGAGAACAAATGTTAAATCTTGTTGAAGAAAATGAAGGTATAAATATTATTTTGAAGCAAAATAATAGAACCACTTTAAAGGATAAGTTCTCTGCTTTTATTTATGGATTATATTATATTAAAAAAGATGAAGAAAAGAGAGGGCGTCGCCGTGGACATAGCATAGCAGATATGATATTTTTTAGTTAAAAAATAATTTTTTGGTCAAGCGTAGTTAAAATGCTAGTTATAATTTTGAACTATTATCGTAAAGGAGAAAATTTTTATGAGGGCTAGTCGCGGAGAAATAAAAATAGAAGATATATTAAAATTAGCAAATGTGCCTTTTCAAATGGAATATAGTTTTCCAGATTTACTGTCTAGCTCTGGGAGACCATTAAGATTTGACTTTGCAGTATTTGATGATGATGGAGACATAGATTTTTTAATTGAATTTCAAGGAATTCAGCATTATGAACCAAAGTCTAAGTTTGGTGGTAAAAAAGGTTTATATCGTCAAAAGTATAATGATCAAAAGAAAAGATCATATTGTGCTGCTCATGGTTATACATTAGTGACTATTCCTTATTGGGAGGAGAATTTAGTAGATTATGACTATATTTTCAAGGCAGCAGGCTACTAAAACTTGACTTCTTCGAAAATTTATGTTATAATATATATAGAAAGTTTTAATAGGAGGTGCATAAGTGCAAGAGCAAGATAGACAAGAAGCTATTAGATCTAAAGGATTTAATATTTTTATTGGCTCTACTTTGAATTCGCTACTTCCAAATGAGTATAGTAATTTACCTCTTACTGATTATAATAAATTAAGAGTAGGTGTTAAAAACTTAGATGATGCTGTATTAAAATTTGGTGATTTGCAAAAAGTAAATCCCAGATTGGCGGATAAGCAAACTGTACTCAATGCAATTAATAATTACGATCTTAAAACAATGCGAGAAATTTCAATGTTCTTTTATAGAGTAAGTGGAATATATAGTCGCATTTTAAGATATATGGCATTTATGTATCGCTATGATTGGTATGTCACACCTTATGTCAAAAGCGAAAACATGAAGAACGAAAAATTACTTGACGGATTTCAAAAATGTTTAAAAATATTAGACTGCT